AAACAAGTGGAGGCCATCGATGCCATCTGTGAATCAACCTATAAGGATCTTGTAATTACCGAGGCCGAATATCAAGGCAAGAAGGTGAAACTCAATGACCCTATTCGTGGTGGTTCTAAAAAATTCTACGTCTATGTTAAAAATGCAAAAGGTAATATCGTCAAGGTATCATTTGGTGATACGACAGGTCTAAGTATTAAACGTGATGATCCTGCAAGACGTAAATCTTTTCGTGCAAGGCATAATTGTGATACTGCAAAAGATAAGACAAGTGCGAGATACTGGTCCTGTTATCAATGGCGTGCTGGTGCCAAGGTGAATAACTAATATTATGTTGCATGAAAAATCCAGTCCTAATACATAAACACCTCATCATACGTGCCGAGGCAAATCGTGTACCCACAGACGAGGAACAACTTACAACATGGATGGAAGAATTCATATCTTCGATTGATATGAAAATATTAATGGGACCATATGTGAAGTATTGTACGATGGAGGGCAATCGAGGTATCACAGGTATTGCCGTTATCGAAACAAGTCACATCGCCATTCATGTATGGGATGAACCCAATCCTGCATTAATGCAGATTGACGTTTACTCTTGTGCCGAGTTCGATCCCTATAAGATAGCGGAGAAGATTAAACAAGACTTTGATGTCGTCAAGATCGATTATAAATATTTAAATAGAGAAACAGGACTTAAACCAATAAGGTTAAGAAAATAGTATTATGAAAAATTTTATGGGTAAGGATGGTTTTCAATGGTTCATAGGAGTTGTTGAGGATCGTGACGATCCCAAACGCCTAGGAAGATTAAAAGTTCGTTGCCTAGGACATCACACGGAAGACTTGGTAAAACTACCAACTAAAGACCTACCATGGGCACATCCCATGAATCCAATCACAAGTGCAACTGTATCTGGTATCGGTCAAACACCTCTAGGTGCCGTTGAAGGTACCTGGGTAGTCGGTTTCTTTACCGACGGACCTACGGCACAACAACCTGTTGTTATGGGTACACTACCAGGTGTGCCAAAGAATACACCCACAAAGATTGAACCAACAGTAGATCCTAAGACTGGTGAAGAAGTATATAATGGAAAAGGTTTTCAAGATTATATAAACGGCGATTATCCAAAGTATGTAGGTGAGTCAGACGTTAATAGATTAGCAATTAATGAAACGGTAGAAGTACCTGATACTGAAGCCGTAGGTGGTGGTAATCAAGTTGTAGAGTTTAACGGTGGTGATGTCAATGATGAGATATCAAAGGCAAATCGTAATTCACCTATCGAGACCATTAAGGTGGCACAATTTCAGGCGGACCTACAAGATCATCTATCAAAAGTTGAAGGATTTAAATCAGGATCAAATGCCTCAGATATGTTAAAGGCGGCAACAGATTTTAAGAATACATATGCAAAGAAATTTAAACTACCAGCAAATATATTAGAATCAAAAGAAAACATACTTACAGGCGCCGCAAATCATATTGATACAATAGTCACAAAAACCATCGGTGCGGTTAACGGTACAGAGATCGGTACAATGTTAAAAGACTCGATACTAGTAAATTCTTTAGGTAAGTTATATACACCAGGTAATCTAAAAGATATATTACCGGCAAACCTATCTGTTGACGCAATCGCAAGTGGACTACAAAATATAAAATCATTTAACATTAAAGATTTAGCAACATCTTCACTTGATAATTTTGCCTCATTGGCAACAGATAAGATACCAGGTAATCTAATTAAAGGTGATGTTGTTGCTGGTGCATTGAAATTTTTTAAATCACCTCTTAAAAAACTTTCAGTAAGTCCTCATCTATCAAGTGTATTAGATAAAGCAAATCTAACACAGAACATTGGTGTGGCACAGATCGATGGTGTTGCAGGAGATATTTTAGGCACGAGTGGATTGAATACCTCTCTAACTGATCTTGGTGGCATTGCTGCCGATCTTGATAGTCTATCAGGTGGTGCATGGTCAGAACCACCATCACCATATAATGCAAAGTATCCTTTTAATCATGTACATGAAAGTGAGAGTGGACACATAAAAGAGATTGATGATACAGAAGGTGCCGAGAGAATACATGAGAGGCATATGAGCGGTTCATCATATGAGATCGGACCAGAAGGTACTAAGGTAACTAAAGTTGTAAAAGACAACTATGAAATCATATCTAATGATGACTTTCTTCATGTCAAAGGTACACGAAGACAGACAGTAGATGAAGGTGTGAGAATAAGATGTAATGCAAAGGCAGGATTTGGCAATAGTTATAGTATAGAAGTTGGTGTGGGAGCTAATTGTAATATAGAAGTAAATGGTGGTAATGTAAATATTTCTGCAAGAGGTTTTGGTACTGGTGGTGGTAATATTAATCTAAATGCCGTAGGTAACATCAACATGAAAGCAGTGGGATCTATAAACTTGGCAGCTGGTGGTAGAATTACAGAAGCGGCAACAACTAGACAATCTAATATATTAGGACTAAATGATAACAAGGCAGGTGTATTTGATATAACTGCTTCTCAGGTAACCATCAAGGCACCTCTAGGTATCTTCTTAAACTAATGTGGTGGAATGTTTTAGCATTCGTGTTCTGGATTGATGTAATACTAATATCTATGGTATTCATACCTATGATACTTAATGTATTGTGAAGATCCTCATTCTTATAAGTACTCTATGTGCGTCCTTCAGAAACGCTCCAGATACCAGAGTAGGCGAAATCAGATAATGAAAGTAATAGTATTAATGATAGTAATAACAATGTATGGTTGTGGGGTTAAACCAAAGATATCGTGTAAGATAGATGATATAAAAAATATAACAGAAAGTTGTATTGAACAACCTGAATTTGCAATATCTAAAGAATTTTAATTGGTCGGAGTGGCAGGATTCGAACCTGCGGCCCTATCGTCCCAAACGATATGCGCTACCAGGCTGCGCTACACTCCGTTATTTGTTTATGCCGTTAAGTATTCTTATTGGCCTAAGTAACTCCCAAAATTTATCTAATGATTTTAACTCACTAGTATTTTCAGTAGTGGGATGTGTTTCCATTTTTTTATTTGTACTTGTACAACTCATTAAAGATATGCATAGTACAATGATTGAGATATAAAATAATATATCTAATGTTCTTCTATTCATCTGACATACCATAAGTTACTTTAATTTCATCTGATAAAGTGCCGTGTCCAGTGGGTGTATCATTATCCGATGGTGTGAAGGTCATACTCATTTCATTATCATCTCCGTAATCTCTTTCAATTATCATATCGATATAATGTTTTGCTTTTTCAAGGTCTTGTTTTCCGCCTTTGTTTATATGCCTACAAATATATTTAATTGCATTGCCTTCGGCAAATAGCATTTTGTTTTTGTTTACAAATTCAGCAGGTTGTATCTTCATTTTAGAATAGTGGTCACCGCCTACTTGTTTATCATATGGGTTGCTCATGTTTCTCCTTTGTTAATGTAATGTTGTATCTTCAAATTTTTCAATTTCTTCATAACTATTTGATATGGTGTTGGTCATCTTTTTATAACCTTCTTCATCTAATACTGTTTTATATAATCTTAATCCTATTGTTATTAATGTGGCTGCAATCATTTGCCAATTAAACTTAACACCCATGATTAGAACATATCTATATAGATCATCAAATGCTTCCTGTAAATCTTTTTGTTCTTTATTACTTGACACTTCTCTTATGACTTTCTTGGTTGTTTACAAATACTCTAATCAATCTTGATAGATCAACCTCTTCTACTTTAAGAGATTTAGGATGTGTGAATCTAACTTTACAATTATTCACTTTCAATTGTTCATATTCTCTATCACTTACAACAATGGCGTCATCTGTATATTTTCTCCAGTCGTGAGAGCTATAACCTAATACATCTTTACTCATTATTTACCTAACTGACTTTCTGATTCTAAATTTAATGCGATATCAATATCTGAATCTTCTTTCATCCATGATGTATCCTCGACATATTCATTCTTCTTAATCACTTCAGCGATTTGACTAAAATAACACCAGTTAGAACCAAAAGTAATTGCACCAGTATAATCTAATTCTGTATCATACTCTTTCGCATTAACTCCTAACTCGCCAGCGATATCATTCTTATCAGTAGCAATACCGATATTAGTTATCTCGCCCTCTCTTCCTTTTTCATCTTTGATTGTATCTCCTAGTTTAATTAACATGATTTATCTCCTTATAGTTATTTTGTTTTAACATTGATTCAACAATTGGTTTTAATAAAACTTTTTGTTGTGATGTTATTCTAGTATCGTTATATGTTTTAATTTTATTTTGTATATAACTTGGTTCAATGTTGATCACTTTACAGTAATAGTTAAACTGTGGATCATTACTCATAATCCAATTGATTGCCTCTATTTTATGTTTTAAGTCTTGTTTATTAAGACCTGTATATTTGGCATCCTCAACTGATTGTGTAAGTATTGCTGTAATTAATCCTTCTTCACCTTTTATCATTATTGTTTCTCCTGACATATAATTGATAGAAACATTGTACTTGTTCCGATTACAAATAATGTAAGGGCAAGTATATATTGATCTGTTTCTACGGCACCGACAGTACCTACTATTAATATTATTCCTAATA